CACAGAGGCTGATCCTGACGCGGATGTGTGGAGATTGTAATATGCGCTATGGGTCATATTACCGGTTGGACTCATTGTCGTCTGCCGTTTTCTAGAGATGTAGCAGTTAGTAAAAGTTAAGCCAACCCCCGCATCTAGCGAGGATAGCCACTTATTCCAATTGCTAAACCAATCGAAAACGAAAGAGAAAGGCACTAAGTCCCATACGGTGGTAAGCGGATTGGTAAGACCAAAACGCGCCAGAGCGTATGATTGAGGGTCGGTGACTTTGTACTCAACGTAGAGGCGACGTGAGTCGCTTACGGCGAGTTCAACCTTACCTGCAATATCTTGCGGAGACACTAGGTATACGTAATCTTCCAACAAGAACCCGGTTTTCTTTTGGGAAACCCGGATACGAGTTGGCTGTTCACTATCCCAGTGCCGGAACGCAATAGCAGAAAGAGCGTCACAATAGTCCTGAGCATCCTTCAGTAATGGCTGAACGCCATACTTATAAGCCAAGATACCACTCGCCGCGCCACGTTGAAATCTGGCTCCCTTCCTAGAAGGGATACATATCTCCATGGCTTTGACGAAGTTTCCTGACTTAATGGCACTCAGGGCCTTCGCTGTTGTTAACGCTGTGTTAGCGATCATTGAAGCAGACTTATGAAGTTCCGCTATAAAAAGCGGACCATCCCAAGTTTTGCTATCTTTGACTGCCATAGCAGCTTTAATATACAGCTCATCATCCGTTTGCAAACTTCGTATGATATCGCGGTCACTCCAATCAATGGGTTGACTTAGATATCGACTAGTTGTAACGGTGCCCTCGAAGGGATTGAAAGAGACATCCAATCCCTGACCCCCTACCCATACTCGACCACGGCTACTCCTAGTGGAGAAGCCGCGAGCGCTTAGGGGGGCTTTCGCTTTCCGAATGAGGTAGTAGTTTGGTGTATTAAACCAATCACGGGTTAACCGTCCAATAGGACTAACGGTAACATAGCCACTAGTGGTATCACTACCAGCAGGAGCTACGGAACCGCCAGTCCATGTACGAGTTTCCCCATACTGACCTACGCTTAGAAAGTGAAATGTTGTGTCTGTCCTCGGCATGGGTTACACCCAGTTGGTTGGCGACCAACGGCCGCAGACGTGCCTTCACAAGCACAGAGACTCGATTAGAGCCGAAAGGTTCCTATCACACGCAAGGCGTGATGTCTCGAGGAAGCCATCCGGGAGAACCTTCAGAACGAAG